CCAAGCATCAAGCTCCAAGCGCCAAGCATCAAGCTCCAAGCGAATAGAAAAAATCTTTACAAGCGTCAAGCCCCAAGCAGAACGGTTCAAGATCCCGGCCGGTTGCTTCAAGCGCCAAGATCCCTGAGCCAGGATACAGTTGAAAACGATTCATGGAACATGGACCGAGGGCCTGGACCAGGATAAAACTATTCTTAGGATGTGTCACGTGGAACGCAATTTGGTGTGGTGAGAAACGAATTTTTCTACCCTTCGTTACTTTCAACTCTACTGTGAAAAAGGTGCCAGAATCATTATAGCCCAATAGATCAGGCATACCAGGAATACTAAGGTTTTCAATCCTATTCCAGATAATTTTAGGTGTTTTAGCTTTAAGTTTTTTATATAATTTTTGCTCTGCACCCACTAATTTTTCTGGGTAACTTTGTTGTTCTCTTTGCCATCAGATTTAGGCTTTAGAGACACTAACATAGCAATCAAAGTGAACACTTCAGAATAAGGTCTTCTAGACAAATACTCTAATAATTGTTTTCTTTGTTCGTTCGTTATTTCCATTTTCCTCCTTAATAATTTTTTATTAACTTATCATTTAATGATATTTTCTTATCTGTATGTGTTTTTAACACCAACCTTAAACCAGGCTGACCTATAATCATATGCTCTTGCACTTCCATTCTTTTAATCTCTTCAAGGTAGCCATCCTTCTCAATATATATTTTGGCATGACTGATTGCATTACCTTTAAGCTTGTCAGTAAAACTACCTAAGAATTGTTGTAGATCTTTAACTAACATTACACTCCAGAATCACGCGTGCCATTTATACGTACGTTGAAATAATCATCTATCTGTTTAGCAAGTCTTTTGTTATCTGTTTTCAATTCTTCGTTCTCTTGAATCTGTCTACCCATAAGATCTTGATGAGATTTATTAATTGCTAGTAACTCATTAACACGTTGTCTAAGCTTTACAATTAAATCAGAGTTATCTTTATTTTCTCTCTGGAATTTATCATTAACACCAAGTGCAATTGACAATGAGTTTTCCAGTTCTTCAATCCTTCTGGTTAAATCCAATTCTCCTCGATCATCTTTCATATTGACAATATAGGATAGTTACCTTAAATTGTCAATATGGGAGTTCCAAAAAGATTAACAGAAATGCAAAAAAGATTTGCTGAATACCTGGTATTCAATGAAGGCAGAACTACAGGAGCTGACGCAGCCATAGCTGCTGGATACAGCGAGAAAAGAGCTAGAGTTGAAGCATCAGAATTACAAAACCCCAGGTTGTCTCCATTAGTAGTACAATACATAGGAGCTTTAAGAGAAGAAAAGCTCAAGAAATATGAAGTCACATACGACAAACACGTAGCTGAATTAGGAAAGATTAGAGAAGAGGCTTTGAAGAAAGGAGCCTTTTCCGCTGCAACAAACGCTGAAAAAAATAGAGGTATGGCTGCAGGATTATATATAGACCGCAAAATAATAAAAACAGGAAAAATAGAGGAACTATCAGAGGAAGAACTAGAAGCAAAAATGAAAAAAATATTAGAAGATTACGCACCGATTTTAAATGCGAAGCAGGTTGAAGCATTACCAGATGAAGTTACCGAGGTATCAGAGTCAAAAAATAAAAACAAATAAGCAAAAAAATTGCATACAGGGAGTAATACAAAAGAGGGCCCATCTGGTATTACAGGGGAGATCCTCTTCTTGGTCTTCTTTTAACTTTACCAACTCCTGGTCTTTTTTGTTCCAAGTGTTTCTTAAATGACGGATTAATTTTACGTCTTATCACATCAGTGTGAGGTCCTGTTGGAACTTGATGCATATATTTATCTCTAATATGTTTTAGTACCTTTCCAAGGCCTTTTCCGTATACCATATTTTTCTCCTTTAACTTATCTTAACTATTTTCTTAACACATGCAACAGGAATCATCGTCCGATCCCCAAAAGTTAGAGAGCCATCCTCATCCCGATCATAAGAAGCAAACAGCTTAATAGCATATTTATCTTTGTTATATAACCAACCCTCATTAATAGGAGTTGCTAATCTCATCTTATTAAATTGTTTCTCATCAGCCCAACCAGAATCCGATAAAATATCAATCCACTCAACTCTTACCTTTGAGTAAGGAATGTCATTCGGTTGAACAGGACTAACAAATTTTCTTCTTCTAGGTTTTCTTCTGGGCATATAAGAGATATACCAGATAATTTTGAAAAAGAAAAACGCATTCGCGCGCGCGCGTAGGCACTGCTACTTGATATTAATTCTCAACTAAGTGTTCATTTTGAGCTTTTGGACAAAATAATTCTGTCCATAAAAGTAATTCTGTCCAACATTCTGTCTGCACTTTAGCTATATATACCAACGATAATAGCTCATTTGGACAAAAAGACAGTTTTTTTTCATGTTTTTTTTTTTCAATTCAAAATTATTCTGTACATCTCTTATACCTGTCTACTGCCTTATTTCTGCCATTATTCTGCCTTCTTTTTGACAAGATAGTCACCAAATCGGCCCTTCCAGCCATATGATCCATGATGCGTGGTCCATGAGTCTAGATTCGCGTATATATTAAATCCAGCACCCTTAACCAAATTACAGAAAGCAAGATCCTCGCCCTTCCATTGATGACCCTCAAAGCTAGTATCCCAGAAATTGTACATATACTCATCAATAGCATCTTCTTTAGCCCCAATCTCCTTATTCATTTTATCCCTAGTTGCTTCATTAAAGTTAATCTTCAATCTTGGATACTTCTCCATTAATCTTTTAAAGACTCGTCTATGAATTAACATCAATCCCGCTGGACCTTCCTCTATCTCCGCTAGATCCCATTCCAATATTTTAATATTATTTTTATCCTTAAACTTTACAGAATACCTATCAATCCAAGGATCCTCCTTATTTCTATAGGGAGTACAAATTATATCCTTTTCAGGTACTAACATTCTCATTACAGCTTCAGGAGAAAATTCTACATCAGCATCAACGAACAGCATATAATCAAAACCACTATTCAAAAATCCTGCAGTTAACAAATTTCGTCCATGTGTCACTAACGATGATTTAACTGATTTAAATTTACACTCTATTCCAGAGCCACCTAGAGCACTAAAAGTATCCATTAAAGATACACACGTCTCTACCTTCATATCGCCATAACAAGGCATGGCAACGTAAACTTTAGGTTTTGCTTTTTTCATTAAATTCTTCTGGATCCATTTCAACATTAGCCTGTTCCTTTTCACTGTGAACAAGTTCGTGGTACATATCCAGTCTCTTAAGCCACTTATGTTTCCACGATCTTAATTCTTCATCTTGAAATTTAAACTCCTGGAAATATAAGTCAGGAGTACATATCATTATTATACCCTGTCTAATCGTAGATTGATAGACATAATCGTGCGCCATACAATACGCCGCAATTTGCAAATAATAGTCCTCTATCCATTCTACTTTCTTGGGTCGATTCGATTGCTTAAAATCGATAATAGTATCTAATCCATTGTGATTACATACGAGGTCAGTGCTCCCAGCGTAAAGGCCAGGATAGTGTAACATAACTTCACTACCATAGTATTCTTCAACAGGGAGTAACCCTTCTTCAATAATTTTTTGGGCCATGGGCTTCGCCGCCTGTCCGATCTCTGTAAGATCATCGTAGCCAATTCCTTGTACATGAGACTCGATGAACTTGTGCATGGCAGTGCCCCGCCTACTACTAAGATTTTTGATTCGTTCTGCTTCTTCGTTTCCAACTCTGGCCTTCCAATCTTTTAAAAATTGTTGATTTTTTGTTCGCCCTAATATCGTAGTCACGGATGGAAGTCTATACCCAACGATGTCATAAATTCGATGTCCAGATTTTTCATCTGTAATTTGTTTTCCTCCTATATAGTTGAATTTATTGGCTTTTTTTAACTTTGAGACGAGTCTAATATTTTCCTCATATTCCTTTAAATCTTTTTCATCCATCATGCAATTTTTACCTCAGCCTCTGTTTCAATCCAAACTCTTGCACCACAACTCAATGGTTTGTCAGGACTATATATAACTTTACTAGGTCCTAGTATATCAACTTCATGTCCATAGTCATTAGACTTAGAAGTTTTAACAGTTATAACAGGTTTATTCGTTCCGTGTTTTTTATTATGTCTAATGTGATGCATGTTTACATGTATTCTTTTTTTCATATCTTCACAACTTTCATTCCGTAATTGTTAATTCCTTGTTTAATTTTTAATCCTTCTTTCTTTTTTAATTTATTCTTTTTAAATGGTTTATAATCTACTTTGTGATGCCAACGGTTAAATTTCCAAACCACCTCAGCTACATCTGGATGGAGTCTTGCTAACATTTTAGATTTGTCCAATGTACCATTTTTATAAATTTCTTCATTGCCACCCTTCATAGTTTGTGTGGTTGCTTTCTCCTGAATGAATGCATTAAATTGAATTGTACACCAACCATCTTTTAAAACTCTAATAGATAAATCTGTATCTTCATTATACTTTGCACGCCAACGATAGGGTATGTCGTTTCTAATTAATAAACAGGAGTATATTCTAGTATTCATAACAAATGCGGGTAGTTTTGTTTTAGCTTTAGCTAGAAAATCATAGTTAAACCCAGCTAATGCAACGTTCTCATATCTTTCTATGAAATCTTCTGCAGCTTTGAATATAGTTCCTGATGTAACGTGTAT